AAATCTTTTTTTCTTTTTTTCTTTACTTTTTGCTATATTTTTTTTTTCTATACTTTTTTTTGCTATACTTTTTGCTATACTTTTTGCTATACTTTTTTTTAAAAAGTATTTTTTTAAAAAGTATATATATAGAATCAAAATTTTGTGAAACGAATTTTTTATGACTAGTCCAATTACAAAAGTAACAAATTATTTTGAATCAGCAGCACCAAATTCTAAATTAGTTAAATCATGTTTAGAATTTGATGGAGCATATCAAAATGAGTTATCATGTTTTGATTATGGTTCAGAAAAAGGAAAAATGTATTTTAAAGGACCGCATGAATATGCTGGAGGCAATTTTACAGGAATATCATATTATACACAACCAAATAATGTAAAAGTCAAAAAATTTGTTGGAAGTTCGGAATCATCTCCAGAAATTAAAGTTACATGTCCATTAGGAACCTTACTTACAGGATATGATACAGTAAATAATAAACCAAAATGTTCTTATAATTTAAATTCAAAAAACTGTGTATCTAGAGACCTTATAATTAATGATAAAGCAATGATAGATAATATTTCTATTGATTTTTTAACTACATGTAGTAATGATATTGATTTATCTTATTGTCCTGAAATTTCAACCATAAAAACTAGACAAGACCTTAATGATTTAGCTAAAAAAATACGTTCCGAACTTGACCAAGAATTTAGTTCTAATACCCAAATAAAGGAATTAGAGAAAACTAAAAGTATTGATGTAAATGGTGTTAAAATGTTACCTATATTAGCTCTTAAAAATGAATTTCCAGAATTATATAAAAAAGCAATTCTATATATTTATTTAAAAAAATATAGTGATAGTATTCATCATTTCGGAATGCCATTTAATTATGGTTATGATACTATTCCAATTTGTGCTAATTATGTTAAAAATGGAGTCTCATCAAATGAAGAATTAACAAACGATACATCAAACGATAATTCTTCTAGTGGTGAATATGCAAGTCTTAACTTAGGAAATGTTTATTTATATTTATTCTTAATAATATTAGTAGTTTTACTTGTTTCTGTTTATAGAACATATGCTCTAAATAATTATACAGTAGTAAAAAAATATTAATAAATAAAAATTTCGCTCCGCAAAATTTTTGATTCTTTACTATCATGTTATTTTTCTAAACTTAATAATTTCTATATGAAATCAAAAATTTTGCAAAACCAAAAATTTTGCGAAGCGAAATTTTTCAAGTGAAATTTTTCATGCTTCGCATATGCATTTGAAACCATCATGATAACATATATGACAAGCAGGACATAAGCATTCCACTTGGTCTTTCATATTTTCGAATGTTATCAATTCTGCATATTTTTTTGCTAAATCTAAAATGATATGAAACTCTTCTTTTTCTAGTAAGAAATTAAATATTCTAAATGCTACTTCAATATTTGAATGTATAATATTTTTTTTATATCTAAAATCCAATAGATATTCATACAAGTCTTCAAGATTATCTGGTAATTCCAGATTTATTATATTAGAAGTAAATTCGCCTTTATGCGATTTTATGTAATCATCTAGAATCAAAACCGCCAATTCTTCAATAAGCCATTTTGCATCTATTGCTAATTCAGGAACTTCAGTTTCATATAGATTATCTTCTTCATAACATATGTTATATTCATCTACATTATTAGTAATAGATAATATTTTTTCATTAAATTTATTACAATATTCCATTATTCTATCTATAAATGTATCTCCATCTATTCTAGCACCAACCCATCTCGATAATTTATATTTATTAAGTAGTTTTTCTAGGACAGAACCCTTAAAGGCAACGTCTTTATCATACACTGCACATTTATATATGCAAATTTCCGAGATTTCAGAAATAAATTCGACAATAGGAAGATGTGCCATATCTCTTTTTATATATATTATAAATTCAATTTTAAAAAAAAAATTTCGCTTAAAAAATTTCGCTTAAAAAATTTTTGGTTGCAAAATTTTTGGTTTCATAAAATTTTTGGTTTTATAGGTATTTTTTGAAAAGAAATTTTTTATATAGATTTTTCTTAAAACCCCAAAAATTTTGCGCAGCGAAATTTTTCACGAAATTTTTTCAATAAAAAAAATTGAATTATTATTTTAGAAGTATAAAATGAGCTTGCAAGAGATTAAGTCCAAATACAATTTGCACCAAGCCACAAAGTCCGAAATAGTTAGATATTTATTGAGTATCGATGAGCCCATGCTCCTTGATATGATAGTAAATTCTAGCTATGAAGACAAGCTAGAAATCTATAGAATAATAATCAAATACGGCAGTATTGAAATCATCTCTTATATTATTAATAACATACCGATGAATATCGAACTAGTTATTGAAGTATTCAATGTTATGATAAAGAACATTTTTAAGCATAATATCATGCTAAAAGAGATAATAACGGTATGTTTGATAAATGACCACAGGATTTCAAAATCATCATGCTTTAACATGACGCAAATATCTCATATTAGCGATATAACATATGATTCGGTGGCATTTCTGCCAGTGGGTCTGCATATATTAAATAGGTATATTATGTTATCTATTTCAAATCCTGAAAATGTCGAATGGGGAATTAACTTGGCAAACGAAATCGGCTTTGCTATTAATTTCAATAAGATATTCAGAATCATAAGCAATAATAAAAAAGACTTTACGAAGTCCCAGATATCCCATATTATGGATTTATACTATAAGAATATATCCTGTTCGGGGTATATTTATGAATTCCATGATATGAACTTCCTATATGTTAGGGGTTTATTCTATGAGAAATCCATGATTGGGGAATATAAAGATTTAAGATTCTTCAATAAGAAATCTTCTGTTATGCGCCTTTCAGAAGGTATTCCACAAGTAAAAGGAATTTCTATAGAAAAATATATATATAATATAATTTATGTAAAAAATATGAAAATCATTATTCCACCTTTCGTGGATTATGCTCTTAATGGCTCATTTTACCATTTGGGGAAACCTCTAAGATTTAAATATAATAATAATTATATTGTAGTCTATCAGGAAGATATGCACAATATCTACTTTACAGCTCCTCCTGCAAAAAAGAAAAATAATTTAGATATTATCTGTAATAGAATTACAGACTTACTGATTACGCCTTACTCTCCCCTATTTTAGGCTTGAGGAACGCGTAAGCATTTTTTTTGGTTGAATTATCAGCTTTACTATATTCGGTAGGCGTTTTCTCGAAGAAGTTTTTCTTAGAAGAAATTCCGATTCTATCCATAAATGTAAATGGCTGTTTCGAATCATAAATCTTTTCACAACCATAACTTAGACATAATCTATCAGCAACATATTTTATATATTCTATCATAAGTTGCGAATTCATACCAATCAATTTACAAGGCAATGACTCTGTAATAAATTCAATTTCTAAATCAACAGCTTCTTTTATAATTTCATGTAATCTTTGTTGAGAACATTTATTATTTAATAAAGAATATGTTTTAATCGCAAAATCAACATGTAGTCCTTCATCTCTTGCTATAAAATCATTACTTAGGCATAGTCCGGGCAAAACTCCTCTTTCTTTAATCCAATAAATGGCACAGAATGGACCGCTAAATAAAATACCTTCATATGCACTAAATGCAACCAGTCTTTCATTATGTGGTTTATCTGAATTCATCCATTTATAAGCCCATTCAGCCATTCTTTTAATTATTGGCACATTTTCAATAGCATTAAATAAGTATTTCTTTTCCTCAACATCTTTTATATATGTATCTATTAATAAAGAATACATTTCGGAATGAATGTTTTCCATAGTCTCTTGCCAATTATATGTTATTTGTGCTTCTAATATCTTAACCTTGCTAAAATTCTCAGCAATATTTTTATTAACTATTAAATCAGAAGATGCAAAGAATGCTAATACCATTTTAATGAAAAACTTCTCATCTTTATCTAGCTTTTCCCAATCAAAATAGTCATTAGTTAAATTAACTTCATGAGCTTGCCAAAAGCAGGCTTGTTGTTTCTTATATTCTTCCCACAAAGTCTGATACTTAATAGGAAATAAGGTATTTCTATTTTCCTCAACAAACAGCACTTCACTCTGCATACTTATATATTATATTATTATTTTTCATTTTTTAAATAAAATTTTTTCGCTGGAAAAATTTCGCTTCGCAAAATTTTTGGTTTTGCAAAAAAATTGGGGGTTTTATAGATTTCAAAAAATATATTTTTTTATAATAAAAAATTTTTATTATTATAGAATTTCATGTTATAATTTTTGGAATTTTATTTTTTTTGAAATCTATTACAAACCCAAAAATTTTACGAAGTGAAATTTTTATAGAGTTATGATAATATAAATATAATATAGTATTTTTTAGAGAAATTTTTTCTCCAATTTTTTTACAAAACCAAAAATTTTACGAAGTGAAATTTTTCCAGTGAAATTTTTTCAAATGCCAGCAAAGGGAACAATTTATATCAGAGATAATCCATGGTATAAAATGGAAAATGTTATAAAATTAGGTATATCATCATTTGCAAAAGATAGAAACAACACTTATATTACTGGAGAAGTTGAACGAGGGGAATTTATATATGTTGTAGAAATACCATTAGATAAAATGAAAGTATTGGATAAGTGCTTAAAGTCTTATTTTATGAAATATAATATTTATAAAGGAGGCGGCACGGAATTTTATGATAGATGCGTTATAGACTTGATTAAGCCATTTCTAGAAAAAATAAATATAGAATTCAAGGTTTTAACAAAAGAAGAAATAAACTTAATGAACAGATGCGAACGAATACGAAATATTCCAAATCTAGATAAAATTAAAAATATTTTTAACAAACTAAATTTGAATGATATTATTAAGAAATATAGAGATAAAAGGTTTCAGAGAGACAATATCAAGCAAGAAAAGGACAATATCAAGCAAGACAATATCAAGCAAGACAATATAATGATTCCTAGACCGACAATTCAAAGCAGCATAGAGCAAATCATAATACCAAATGCCCATCAACAATTAGTATTGGAAAATATAGAATCATTTTATAAAATAAATGACATAGGAAAACTTATATGGGCTTGCGGACTTGGAAAAGCTTTATTAGGAATTTTAATTGTAAAAAAACTAAATTTTAAATCTATATTGATTGGAGTTCCAAGTATTAATTTACAAAATCAAATGAGAGATGAGATTATAAAAATATTTCCAAATCAAAATAATATATTATTTGTTGGAGGTAATAGAAATTATGATAAAATAGAAAAATATGATATAAGTTTAGAATTTAAAAATCTAAGAGATACAAAAGATATTGACCCTATATTTATTATTTCTACATATCATTCATGTTATTTATTAGATAAAGATATTACATTTGATTTTAAGATAGGAGATGAGGCTCATCATCTTGTAGGGGATTATTCAATTGAAAAAAAGGGATTTAGACTATTTCATAATATAAATTCTAATAAAACATTATTTATGACAGCTACTGAGAAAAATACAGATAATGGTTTATCTATGGATGATGAACGCATTTTTGGAAAATATATAGATATAAAAACAGCTCATTGGGCAATAGAGAATAAAAAAATAACAGATTATAATATACTAGTTTTAAAGAATGATGAAAACATTATTGATGAAATTATTAGAGGATTTAATGTAGATAATAAGGATATATTTATATCGTGTTATATGTCCTTAAAATCATTTGAAAAATATAATGATTTAACACATTTATTATTATATACAAATACAATTGAGAATGCGGAATTAGCAGCAAAATATATAGATAAAATTTTATCTCTAAATATTCTAACAATTCAAAGTGATAAAATCTATAATAAAGCTCTTCATAGTAAAAATTCTATTGACTTAAACAATGAGTTATATGAATTTAAAAATAAACCTTATGGTATTATTTCATGTGTTTATATATTTGGAGAAGGATTTGATTTTCCAAAATTAAATGGAGTTTGTATTGCCGAAAATATGCAAAGCGAAACTCGAATAGTTCAATATCTATTACGTCCTAATAGATTAGATTTCGAAAAGCCAAATAAAAAAGCATATATTATTATACCATATGTAGATTCCTACAATTGGGCAGAAAAAGATTCATATGAAAAAGTCAGAAATATAATTTATCAACTACGAAACATAGACGAAAGCGTAGAACAAAAAATAATTGTTTCAGTTGGAACTAAACAAGCAAGTAAAGAAAATTTATCTATAATACATTATGTTTTTGATGAAAGCATCCATGAATTGAATAAACTTAAAGTAAGATTGCGATATAGTAAAGCTTTACGTTCTAATTTTACAGAAGAACAAGATGAATATAATTATGTAAAATCAATAAACATAAGCCTAAACATAAAATCTAAAAAAGAATATATGGAAAGTAAAGATATTCATAATAATTATATAAACTTTCCCGAAGAATACTTTAAAAATAAAGGAGTCTGGAATAACTGGTATGATTTCATGGGTGTTAATACATCAATTTTTATCCAAAACAAAAGCGACTGGAAACATTTCTGCAAAGAGAAAAACATAAAAGATTTAGAAGAATACTTTACAGCCTGCGAACAATATGATATATTACCAAAAGAACCAGCAGATTTCTATACTAATTTTACTAATATTACATTAGAACTAGGATTTAATAAATATAGGAGAATATAAAAAATAAATATTTCACGAAATATAAAAAAATAAGTTTTTACATATTCTATGAAATAAAAAATAAATTATTTATTTTTTTAATAAATTAGACAGTAATTTAATACATTAAATTATGATTTAATATCGATTTTAATCAGAATGTTCTGTTGTGGTTTCAGTTATTTGTTTAGGTATCGCTTCTTGGCTCAATTCTTGAATTAGTTCTTTATATCTTTTTTCCGCTAATTTAACTTCATTTTGTAAAGTTTCAATTTGCTGAAATGTAGGCTCTAATTCTTGAATAAGTTCTTTGTTTTTCGGAATACTAATTTTAATTTTTGTTAGTTGTTCTTTTGTAATATGTTTAATCGTCGAACCATGCATATTTTCAATTAATTTATTTTCATTTATACAAAGATATTTATAAATATATTTTAATAATTTATCATCATCATTTTGTAATTGTATTATATACATATGTTGTGTTGCTGTAAAATATTTATCATAATGAATATTAATAATACCTTTAAATCCTATTATTAAACTTTCTTTTTCTATTTCGTAATAATCGCAATATAGTTTTTGATTTTTTGATGAATTATAAAATTGATATTTACCTTTTTCTTTTCCTTCTCCTGTATTATGTTTAGATTTTGGTAATATTTTTATTAAATTACCCAATTCAACCTCGTCGCAATCTTCATTATCTCCAATATCTCTAATTCGATTTTGAACAAATGTTTCCAAGTCTTTTATCTGGGATTGTTTCTCATTTTTTTCATTATATGGCACAGAAATC